GTCGTAAGTGCCTTTGGGCTTAACCAAAGTTACAGTTGCCCGAGCGACGTCAATCTTGCCGTCTGGTCCACGAAGTCCCGCAATAGTTGTAGGGGTTGGAGTCAAAACAAGTTCTGTAATACGACCGCTGACCTTCGACGCCATTTCACGTATAGGCTGGGCAGATCTTGCCCCAAGCAACCATTGGGTCACCACGGGGTCTTTTACGATCGTCCTTATCAAATGTACTTGGCGGTCAACTTGAAGCCGTGTAGCGGCTTCTATGCCTTCCACGAGGAGCAATGCGAAAGGACTCTGCGGAGTAGGACCTCTTAATGGGTCACTGCCAGAACCGATGTAGTATGGCTTTAGAACTTGCTCCCAAATAGCAGCCTTCAACTCCTCAAGTCGGGTTCGACTCGAAGGAATAAATGAGTCCCCGACTGAATCTCTTTCTGTCCCTGCTCGCATGACCAAAGCAGCGATAGCACGGCCGAGCTGACGATGTTCCTCAGTCAGCCGTGCATCGACTGCTTTTTGATGCCGGAGACGTCGAGAGTCCCAAGTTATGGCCAATACTTAGCTTCGACCTCGCGGACGACCCTTGGTGGGCGGACTTGACTGTTCAACTGCCTTAGGCGGTGTTGGTTTAGGCGGCTCGGGAGTCGACATAGGTACAGGAGCATTAGTCATAGGTTCGACTCGGGATCGCACGACAGGCGGTTCCGGTGTCTTGACCTTCGGTGCATTGTCAATAGCCTGTTGTTCTGCCGCTGTCGGTACAGGGGGTTGCGGAGTCGGATGCGTCGGAAGTTCAATACTTGTAGGATCAATTCCCGCTACTACCAGCAAGGCGTTTAACTTTAGGTCCATCAACTGTAATCGTCGCGAAAATGCGCTAGGCATAGTAGATCCTTTCTAAATCTCTAGTTGGTCGATCTGACGTTCTAAATCTCGATCAAAATCTTGCTCGTCTGTAGATGTTTCAGGAAATTCTGTCGCTTTTTCGGCTCGTTCCTTTTCTGCTAAATCAAGTACACTGTCCGGATCTTCAATATCAATAGGCAACATAATTAAAGCCGTTCGACGGTCGATCAATCCCTCTAAGTATGCCCATTTGACCGTCTCTAAAGTCAATGTACCATCTTGTTGGTCAAGTGCTTCCCATTGTAATATGGGTGCTTCCAGTAGAACACCTGGGGTAATTAGAGCTAAATAGCCCATCGCAATTTCTGCGATTTGCACAAGCCATTTAACCATTTCATTGCGACGGCCATTAATAAATTCGACGAAAATGGGCATCTGAGTTTCAGCACTGGCCATGCTACTTGCGATAGCAGTGCCAAATACAAATTCCATTAGCTCGGAATGCTCTAGAATAAGATAGAACATAACTTCCAGCAGCTTTGCAGTATCTGCCGTAAAACTGCCCGGAGACTTATACTCAAAGGTTGCCCCACTTGCGACCAATAACTGACTCAAATCAACATCATAAATCTTGACTCGTTCGGTCGACCCATTAGGAAGAGTCTGAGTCTCGATTGTAGCATTTTCATCATCGAATTTTTCTAAGTCTGCTACAGTCTCGAATGTAAGTACTGGGGTCGGACGACCCTGCAATACATTACCCTCAATCGCGGAGTCGAGTACTTCACCATACCGATGCAAAAGCGGGAGCAATCCCTCGACTTCAGCATGCCCAAATATTTCACCTGTCAAAGGCTGATTCGCAATATGAATAATTGGCAAACGACCCAACAAATTAGAAAATACTTCCTGACTTCGCAGAACGCCATTTATCTCTACTTTATGCACTCGATGGTCAATGAAATATTCATCAACGACCGTCATTCTTTCGACAGTCTCTGGGTGCTGTAATACTAAGGTCACTCGCCAACCGATAATATTTGCAAAGTCATTTTCTGCGACAATTGGATCGACGGCTCCGGGGGGCAGAAGAGTGACAGTCAGGTCTGAATTAATAACTAAAAATGAGTCGCCTTGCCGAAGGGCTGCCTTCCATGCTTGCAATATTTGCGGATGCGCATCAGTCCACCATTTGATCAATGCATCTTGAGCTGTCTCCGACTCAAGCTTCCATTTTGGTGACTGTCCTAAAGTCCATGTTGCAAGCTTAGAAACAATAGGCTTAATCAACAGCCCAGATAACTCTAGTCCTGCGGCTCGTGCGTAATAGGCGCGATTCCAGAACTCATAGTCACTTCGACTCCAGTCGTTGGTCGGCTGTTTGAATGACGATCGCCACCTACGAGTAATCCGTCGTACATGGCTAACTAAATCGTTACTGGCAAGACTAAAAAATTCAAGTATTCTACGTAACATGTCGTCTTACCGATCTTCGAATGGTAGATTTGCCACCACGACCTTTGACGCGACTTTGACGCACGCCAACCTCCGACATAGGAGTCAATAAATTATAAGCTCCACTAAGACTGTCGACAATATCATCATGGGGTAGGTCAGGAAAACCATGCACCTCACCTAAGAAGTCAGTGTTCCAAAGGCCACGTACTAGTTTGACATTACTTGCAAGTGCTTGGGCTGCAACAGGTTTAGCACGTTGCAATTTATCACCACTAGGTCGCACACCTAAGCAATCATATCCATTAAGCATTTTAGTCAATTGACTGTTTACCTTTTTGCCTGATGCACCACCCTCGATCTCCCAACCAATCTTTACTCCTCGACCGTCTTGCTGCGCCGTATTAATTACGATAGCATCAATGTCCGGAGGAGTCAATCGTTCGCGAACCATGTCTTCAACGAAATATACCCCATTTACTTGCCGGAGTCGCAATCCGACCGTCCAGTCAGGGTCGTTGCCCTTTTGCTCTTTTTCTGTCGCAGCGAAGTCCCAGAATCTCACGACCTTTCCACTAGCAGGAGCAACATCTACGATCCCAAACCAACCGCGATTAAATACCTTCCCGGCTTCCGGTCGTACTTTCCAGTCTCCACCTAAAAGTCGCAGTTGGTCGACATAATCTAGCGCGCGTAAACTTGCCAAATACTCGGGATTAGCCTGAAGTAAAATTTTATTGTCGTAAACACTGGCTGGGATAAACGTCAGCGACTTCCCAGGCTGTCCATCGACGTCCCTCCATGTCGAATCGACCCAAATAATTTTACCACCTTCTTGCGTGAAATATCGTAACTTTTGTGGTGGGTAGGGGTATTCTTCATGGTCTTCATCGACCCAAGGTGCAACAAATGATTTTACCCAACTGTCTGCATCAGGATTCGTAGTGGCTCGAACATATGGACGAACTCCACAAGTAGACCGGTTACGCGACAACATATAAGTAAACTGCGACTGACTAAAGTGCGTCAATTCATCAAAACACATCAGAGGGATTTGTGCCCCCTGATATTGATGCTTGCTATGCTCGTGTTGTAAGTGTCTAAAGCCAATAGTCGCACTGCTGGGAAAAGTCCACAACATATCCGACTTATTAGGGACACCCCCAAATAAGGGGTACAATTTCTCTGTCTCGTCCCATAGTCCACCGGCATTTGTGATTTGAGTGTAAGTACGACGGAAGATGACGGCATTAAAATCTTTGTTGTCGATATGCCGAATACACTCGAGCAACAGCGCCCAAGTCTTCCCACCCCCTGCTGCTCCTCCATAAATCAGAATATCGGCAGGTGACGCCAAGGCCGCTTCTTGCGGTCCTGGCTGCGGCTTTATTTTAATCTGTTCCGGGATCAGTGTCGCGACCATTTTCGGGCATATACATATGGACTTGCGTATTCAACTCTTTGCCGTCTTTACCAGTGACTTCTGTACGATCTACAAAAAGCTTTAGATGCTTGCCAAGCAGGGCAAGGGCTGCTTGAGCATCGTAAAACTCTATATTTAAACCAAACTGACCACGTTTAATACTCTTAATTAAATGGGCTTTATTATCGGCTACTAATCGTCCTAAATCGACCCCTGTCGGAGTTATATAATCGCTATGTTCCCCTCGAGCTTGTTCAGCAAGACGTAAAAGTACTTCATCTGCTACCATAACTTTTTCAGCAATACGATGCGCAATCTCTTCTGTAATTTCGGGAGTAGCTAAAATATTCGAACTACCATGTCGAGCAGTAGTTTCAGAATACCCCGCTAATCTTGCCGCTTTATCGGCATTCCAATGGGTCAGATATGCTTCCACAAAAAGTCGTTGTCGATTAGTAAGCGCCATTATGTTCCTGCTTGCCCTTGAATAGGTATAATATTCGGAATCTTTTCGGGAATTATTGGAATCAATTGATCCCGCAATAACTGTTGGGCTCGTTCAGCGCAACTAATAGCAAGCATTTCAAACAT